ATGGTATTATTAAAATGCATTGGTTAGGTATGTTAGGTTTAATTGGTTATGATGCTGCTATTGTTATTGATAGACTATTAAAGAAAATTAATAAGAAAACAAGTTTATCTAAGTATTTAAAAGACAATGTTAAAGCTGCTGTTTCATTTATGGTTGATTATGAGCATGAAATGATTAGACAAGCTAAAAAACGCAATTGCCATACTGTTATTTGTGGACATATTCACACACCAGCAGACAAAACTATAGATAATATTAGGTATATCAATACAGGAGATTGGATTGAAAATCAATCATATGTATTATATGAACTATCTAATTATGAAATAGGTAGTGGAACCTTAAAATTATACAATAATAACTAATATGGATTTATATACCGCAGGACTTCTACCAATGATATTTGGTGTTACTTTATCACTAGTGTTTGTTGGTGGATTAATTTGGTTTGTTAATTATAAAATTAGCGGACATTTATCACAAAAAGAATGGTTAACTAGATTTGTTGCTTTAATGTTAACAGCATTTTTAGGTTTATTTTTAGTTGATAAGTTAGTGTCATTTAAAACACCTTTATTAACTCCGGAAATGAGTAATGGGTTATTTGAATTAATAAAAAATATTGTGTTGATTGTATTTGGATATCAATTCCATACAGCCGATAAAGGTAAAGAAAATAAAGAAACTGAAGATTAATGTTTATATAATGTTAATAACAGATAAAGCTAGAGACAGAATAAAAGCAATCAAATTAGAATCTAATTTTGATGAAACATACTTCCTCCGTGTATCAGTACAAGGAGGAGGTTGTTCTGGCTTATCTTATAAATTAGACTTTGACAATACTATTAAATCAGGTGACCAGGAATTTGAAGATAACGGAGAAAAATTAGTGTTAGATATGAAATCATTCCTATATCTAGCGGGTACTGAACTTGATTTTTCAGATGGGTTAAATGGTAAAGGATTTCAATTCAATAATCCAAATGCAACACGAACATGTGGATGTGGTGAAAGTTTTGCAGTATAAGTTTGGCCTCCTACTAATTGGATGTTATATTTAATTATATGGAAAATAAAAAATTTGAACCAACTAAAAAATTAACAAAAGCAGACGGAACAATCGCATATGTTTGGGAAGGTAAGTACCATAACTGGGATGGACCAGCATTAATACCTAAGGTGAAAGAAAAAAACGTGAGTATTATCTATATGGTATTAAATATACTGAAAAGTTATTTAAAGAACATTGTAAACAACGTGAAGGTTTACCATGGTTCAAATCATCAACTGGCAATGCAGCTGGTTCTAGAGTTTAAACAAATTAATTACAACTTGGTCTCATTAGAGACTTTACATACATTATAATATATGAAAATAGGTTTTTGTGGAACAATGAGTGTTGGTAAAACAACATTAGTAAAATCATTAGGTGAATTACCTGAATTTAAAGACTACTATGTTACAACTGAACGTAGTAAATATTTAAAGGATTTAGGTATTCCATTAAATACTGATAGTACTTTAAATGGTCAAACTATATTTTTAGCGGAACGTGTTAGTGAATTAATGCGTCCTAAATTAATTACTGATAGAACAGTTATTGATGTTATAGCATTTGCTAAATGTGCTAAATCTATTAATGTTTTGGATAAAGAAGCATTTGAAGATTACGCTAAATTATTTGTTAGTCAATATGATTATATATTTTATGTAAATCCTATTGGAACAGTTATGGAAAATAACGGAGTACGTGAAACTGATAATGAGTTTAGAAAAACAATTGATTTCTTTATTCAAAGAATTGCTGATAGATATTCACATCGTATGAAAAATTTTGTAGAAATTAGCGGAACTAATGAAGAACGTGTTAAAAAAGTTAAAGAGACAATATTTTCATAATATTTATCAGAAAAATATAACATGAAAATCAAAGAATTTAAATCTTTTATACGTGAAGAAATTATTTCTACATTGTCAGAAAATATAGGAGTTAGAATACAAGGCAAATCAGGTAAAGAAACAGTAACTTCATTTAAAGATTTAGCAGATGCTAATAAATTTAGACAGGAAAATCCTAATATAACAAAAATTACACCATTAGAAGAAGATAATAATTTAACCCTATTACAACAAGCAGTATACGAGTTTGAATCAGAAGTATCTCCAAACCCAGATGAATTTATTGAGGATATTAAAAAATTAAATTCAGTTAAAGATGTTTATGATTATTATGCTACTAAAAGAGGATGGTTACAAGATAAAGATCTTAAATACTCTTTAAAAGAGTTACTTAAATATCTTGTAAAGAAAAAATTAACAACTACAGCTGAATTAAAACAATTATTGCTTAATGAAGAAAATAATTTAAATGAAATGGCTGTATCTTATAATTTAAATGTAGATAAAGCTCAAGAGTTAAAAGATATAATTGATAAAGCTAAAGAAGGTAATACAAAAAAAGTATTAAACTATCTTTTAGATAAAGAAGTAATACCATCTATGAAAACTGTAGCTAATGATTTAGGTTTACCTGATTCAGCCAGTTTTAATACTCGTGCCTTTAGAGACTTTATGCTTATGTTAAAAGATAAAGGTATAGTATCAATGGGTGGAGCTGCTCCAAAAGCAGCAGCTGTTAAACCATCTAAAGAAAAAATAGAAAAAGCAGTTAAAGCAGTAGAAAAAGATATTAATACAGGTGAAGAAGAAGTTGACAACTACTACAAAGCAAGCGATGAAGATTCAGCGCCAGATGAAACAGCTATTGATAAACAAGCAACTCAAAAAGCTAATAAATTAACTAAACGTACTTCTGAATTAGATATAAACTTAAAAAAGAAAATTAAAATAGAAGCAGAAATTCAAGCATTACTTGATAAATATAAAGAGGCTAAAGGTGACGAAAAATCAAATTTAGCAGCTAAATTAAAAGAAAAAAACAACGAAAAGAAAGAAGTAGAAGCTTTAATAAATACATTTGATGTTGTATAAAGAAATTCTTAAATTTTTAGGATACATAGGATTAGTGTTATTAATTGTAAATATTCTTAACATTAATCCTAATTTCCGTTTGGCTAAAGAAAACGAAGCATTAAATAATAAAATAGATTCACTACAAGCAAATATTGACTCTACTAAAATTAAAATTGCCCAATTAGATTCAGTTGCTACTGTTTATAAAAAACAAGTAATTGAAAATAAAACCAAATTATCGGGTTTAAAATATAAAGCCGATTTATATAAAACTAAATACAATGAAGAACATAATCGTATTAATAACTTGTCTAATGATGCCCTTGTTAGTGAGTTCACAAACGCTTTCAACTGAGGATTTAGTTACAGTTCCTGCTAAAACATTAAAAAACGCTTTAATTGTAAAAAATGAACGTGATTATCTTAAAAATCAAATCACAGTAGTTAGAGATTCAGTTAATATTTTAGTTACAATTACAAATAATCAAGATTCTATTATAAAAAATCAAGACACATCAATTTCATTATATAAAAAAATTGATACAGATCGTCAAAAACAATTAGAATATAAAGATAATATTATTACTGATAAAGATAATATTATTACTGATTACCAAAACCAAATAAAAAAATTCAAATTAAAGTTTATAGTTAGTTCTATTGCTTTTGTTGGTATTTTACTAGTTATATGAGTCAAGACTTACGTGAAGTTATAAGACAGGAATATGTAAAATGTGCCTCTGATCCGGCTCATTTTATGAAGAAATACTGTTATATCCAACATCCTCAAAGAGGAAGAATCATGTTTAATCTATATCCATTCCAGGATAAAGTATTAAATTTATGGAAAGACAATCCATACAGTATAGTACTTAAATCAAGACAATTAGGTATTTCAACACTATCTGCTGGTTATTCTTTATGGTTAATGTTATTCCATAAAGATAAAAACGTACTTTGTATTGCTACAAAGCAAGAAACCGCTAAAAACATGGTAACTAAGGTAAAATTTATGTATGAAAATTTACCATCATGGTTGAAAGTAACAGCGGATGAAAATAATAAACTTACATTACGATTAAATAACGGATCTCAAATTAAAGCAGTATCAGCTGCTGGTGATGCAGGTAGATCTGAAGCTGTATCTTTGCTACTAATTGACGAGGCCGCATTTATTGAAGGTATTGACACAATTTGGGCTTCTGCTCAACAAACCTTAGCTACAGGTGGTGGTGCTATTGTATTATCTACTCCTTATGGTACAGGTAATTGGTTCCATCAAACATGGGTTAAGGCTGAAGCACAACAAAACGATTTCTTACCTATTAAATTACCTTGGTTTGTCCATCCTGAAAGAAATGAAGCATGGAGAAAAAAACAAGACGAATTATTAGGTGATCCTAGATTAGCATCTCAAGAGTGTGATTGTGATTTTAGTACTTCAGGAGATACAGTATTTTATTCAGAATGGATTGAATTTATATCTCAAACTACAATAAAAGAACCGCTAGAACGCCGCGGAGTTGACCGTAACTTATGGATATGGGAACCGGCGGACTACACTCAATCATATATGGTTATAGCCGATGTAGCACGGGGTGACGGCAAGGATTTTTCCGCAGCCCATGTTATACATGTTGAATCTAATACACAGGTAGCAG